ATGCAGAAACATTTTCAAAACGGGGGAGACAAATTTCCCTAGACAGGAGACAAAGATGACTAAACCCGATGAAAAGATTTTACCTGAGAAAGTTCTATGCTTTTGCGGCAAGGTGGCCGTTGGCCTCTGTCTCAAATGCAAAAAGCCGTGCTGTATAGTTCACCTCTTCACGCAGAAACAATGCTGTGCGAAGCGGCCTAAAGAGGACGGCGATTAAGGAGAGGATAAAATGTTTAAGAACCTTGGCAAGAAGATGCAGAACGTGGTGGTTTTCACGCTTTGCCTCGGCCTCATCTTTTTGATGGTCGTTGGCATTGCATTGAGTGTGGGCTTGGCAACCCCCAAAAATACCACGGTGGGGCGTGAGATCCTTGCTTATGTGCTTCCCGCCCCGACTCCGGCGTTCGTCTCTGTTGAGGAACTTTGCCCCGACAAAGGCCAGCCAAGCTTTATTGAGGATTACGGCAAGTTCCGTGAGGCGGGCGGCGATCCGAACGAATATCCGCCTGTTAAAGACAACATTGAGCGGGTATACGCAAGGTTTGGTGACTATGCCGATCTAAAAGGAGCCTCGCAATACTATTCGTGCGAGTTCTTTAGGGTCTATGGCATGAATCCTGATGGCAGCGCGGCGTATGTCACCTATCGCTACCAGTGGGAAAACGGCCAATGGGTCTATAAAGACGAGTACTGTGAGTACGGTTGCGGCCCCAAGGAGGCAACGCCTACACCGCCAGTTACCTCGACCAAAGATGCCAATGGCTAGGGGGGAGAAACTTAATACGCTAGAAATCTAGCAGTCCATAATCTTCTAATGAGGATTGTGGACTTATTGCGGCACGGGTGAGGAAATCCGGGTGATTGCATCACTTTAGGAGCCAACCCGTCGATTGAGTGCCGCAATAAGAGGGAAAAGTAATTAATTTAAAAGGAAACTATGGTAGCTATCGCAACATTCATACATAAATGTGAACCTATAAAAAAGAGAAACCATGTATTGCAGTGCAGATACTGTTTTAGGTTCATGAATGAATTACTTAAAAGGAACTCATTATAATTTTAAAGAATAAATGAAACTAAGAAAATTAATACACAGTATGGTTAAATTGATAAATAGGATTATAGGTTATAAGATATGGGCCAAGGGCGAAGAACCCGAGGTTTATGGTTAGGAAGGAACAACATGAGTTTTGTGATGGGTTTTATACTTGGTGTAATACTTTTTGCTATATTTAGTGGTGATAAAAATATTTAAGGTTATATTACTATCTTTTATAATACTCGTTGTAGTATCTATGCAGCCTGTTCCCAAAGGTGAGGTTGACGCAGAGGCTATAACTATTGAAATAGAAGAGGACTTGGTGGAAGAGATAGAAGAACCTTTTGAACCCCAAACTTATATCTGTGATTTGTGGAGAGAGGAATGTAACATGGCTTTGGCAATAGCTATGGCTGAAAGTAATATAAACTGTAATGCTTTAGGAATAAATTATAATGGGAGTGCGGACTTTTCTGTTTTTCAGATTAACAGTGCACATATAAAAAGATTTGGACTGGAGACTATAGCAAGCTGTAAATCTAATATAGACACGGCATATACTTTGTGGAAAGAAAGTGGATGGGGAATCTGGTCGGCGTATAATAATGGTAGGTATAAAATGTTCCTATGAATGTTGTGAAAAAGACAATTAAAAACCCCTTCGGATTAACATATAAACAACTTACTATGATTGAGTGGATGGTTGACAGGGCCATGCGTGGTTTACCGCTTCAACCTAACGATGCTGGTGGGATTGTTTATAATGCCAAGAATGATAAGAATGTTAGAGCCATTGTTCATAATAATTTTAAGAACCCGGATTTCAGGGCTGCTCTGGTTGCCGGACTTGAGAGGGAGAATATACTTGGGGCTAACTCAAGAGTTGAAAGGCGTCTTGTAGAGGGGCTTGACGCAGAGACTGATAAAGGAAGTGTGGATTATAGAATAAGGCTTGAATATATTAAGGAAATAAATAAAATCGCTGGAGTTTACGCCCCCGAACAAAAGGAAACCAGAAAGTTAAGTCTAAACCTTAATATGTCTGAGGAGGAGGCCACACAAAAGATTAAAGAGTTAAAGGGAGAGTTGGGTGAATAGTGTATAATAATTTTATGATGGTTTGTATTAAGTGTTTACAACCTATGTTATCCGTGCCTGTATATAATAACAATGATGATTTCTTCCCCGCCAGTTTTCTATTCTGCAATAATAAAGATTGTGTCAACTTTGGTCTTCTTGCAATAACTTTTAAGAACATAACTGATAATGCAGTCGATGTAAAAGAAGAAGATAAAATTAGAGAAGGATGGCATGGATTTCCGGCCTAAAATCTTGTATAACCCACTGAGTACACCCTTTGAATTTATGCAAGGGGGTAATTTATATATCTTTGAACCCCATGAAAAGAAACTTTTAAATGGAGAAGTGATTTACCATGTTTTAAATAACATGTCCAACTGTCCTTTACAGGAATATGTACCAGAAGAAGTAAAGGAAGAGGTAACTGATGTAGATTACTACAAGATGAATTGGAAGGTTGTAGTTTCCCTAGCATCCAAGAGGGGGGTTTATAAACCAGGATATACTAAGGATCAGACTGTAAAAGCTCTTATTGAACTTGATGAACAACACAAGGCTAAGTATGTACGAAGCCCTTTTGAACAAGAAGAAACAAAAGGGTCTTGAAGACTTATTCTTTTTTAACAAATATATAATGGAAACCGATGAACGGAGGCGTAGCCTCCTTGTTCCCCATGTCCATGGAGAGTGGACCGACTGGTATAGAAACTCCCGTAAAAGAATAAAAATGATCCTTGTTCCCAGAAGTTGTTTTAAGTCAACTTTCTTTACAATAGGTCGTTCAATGCAAGCTATAGCTAAGGATAGGAATGAAAGAATACTTGTGGCTAACGCAACTTTGGCAAACTCCCAGAAGTTTCTATCTGAGATGAGGGACCATATAAGGAAGAATGAAACCTTTAAGCTTTTATATGGGGACATGTATGATATGAAACTTAGGTGGAACGAGAACGAGTTTGAGGTGGCAGGAAGGAACCTTGGATCTAAGGAAGCTACTGTTACAGCTGTGGGAGTAGGTGGAAACCTCGTTTCACAGCACTATTCTAGGATAATAGCGGATGATTTAGTTAATCTTGAAAATTCTTCAACCAGATACCAGTCGGATAAAGTTATTGACTGGTGGAAAAGGGCATTTTCTCTTTTGGACTATGATGGGGAAATGATAATAATTGGGACACGGTGGAGTTACTATGAGCTTTATAGCTGGATACTGGACAGATTTTCAGATCAAGTAGATTACTATATCCGTGGAGCTTACAATACAGACGGTTCCCTTTATTTCCCGGAACTTCTGAGTGAGGAGAAGCTGGAAGAATTAAGGAGTTTACAAGGTAGTTACGTTTTCAGTTCATTTTACCTTAACGATCCTATAGATGAGGAATCTGCTCTTATAAAACGAAGCCAGATAAGATATTGGACAAGCGATCTTCCTAAGAACATGAATATATTTGCCATGTGCGACCCCGCTGTTTCGCAAGGAAGTCAGGCCGATTACACGGCCATAATAGTTGTGGGGGTTAATTGGAACAATGACTGGTACGTATTAGATGCAAGAAGGGAGAAGATGACTGTGGGAGAGCTTATACAGGAACTATTTTCAGTTTATGAAATGTGGAAACCCATAACCATATCCATTGAAACAATAGGACAGGCTCAAGGCTTGATGACTCCCATATTTGACGAAGAAAACAGAAGGAATAAGTACCTCCCGCTCTATGAAATTACGGCAAGATCAGATGTTAAAAAGGAAATCAGGATAAGGTCTGTACTTCAACCAAGGTTTGAACGTGGGAAGATATATATAAAGGAAGATATGTATGATCTTGAGGAGGAGATACTTAAATTTCCAAGATCAAAACATGAAGATATGATTGATGCCCTTTCGGATCTTGAGGAGATTTCCTTTTCACCAGCGTCTGTAAAACCAACTGAAACCCCGTCCGGGGGCTACTTTGAACACGCCTTAAAGATACAAACCCAGAATCGTACGATTCCAGCCGATGAGTTCTTGGGTGAGGATTTCTAGTGTATAATTACCTTATGGAAGTTATTTTACTTTTTGCCGTTGTCCTTCTCCAGTTTGGGTACATTGTCTATAAAGACCAATCCTTTAGGAAAGACCGTGAGAGGATGGAGTTAAAGATTCTGTGCAAGGATATGGGGGAATATAAAGCATTGGTAGAAGACGATGTTAAGGAGAGTGGCAAGTCCGCCACCCCCAAAGAAGATGAGGTAATTGATATTTATGATGCCACGGTAGAACAGATTTTGAAAGCTAGAGAGTTATGATAAAAGTTGGAGATAAGGAATGGAGGAACTTACCAGACGAAGAAAAAATATCCTACTGTGAAGGTTTGTTGACAGATACCGTACAAAGCAGGGAGCCAAGGGACCTTGAATGGTATCTAAATTACATGTTCGGTGACGGCAACCACTATTTAACCGTTAATACCACAACTAATACGTTACAGCCGCAACCCCCGAAGAAGAGGGGGGAAGTTAGAATGGTTGTTAATAAAATCAAGTCATCTATAAGGGCGGTGCAGAACTATTCTACATATACCCGTCCCAAGTGGGAGATTATACCGGGGGATACAGATGAAGATACTATTGTTAACGCAAGAAGGATAGGTAAAACTATGGATTATATCTATAGAAAACTCCATTTGGAACAGATGGTGAATGGGGTGGTTGATTCGGGTCTTAACACTTCCGTTGGTTGGGTTGAGGTAGATTGGGATTCTGAGGCTGAGAAGGGTTTGGGGGAAGTTAGGGTTAGGTTACATGATCCCTTCGATGTGTGGGTTGATAAGAGGTCCTACCTATATAGTGGTAGAGTTGTGGGTAGGTTTATAGCTAAAACCGTTTCAAGATCAGAGGACGAGGTAAAAAATGATAACAAATATGATAAAAAGAACAGGAAGGAAGTTACTATTGATGAGGAACCCGCCGTATCAAGGCTAAAGGCTAAGATAATCAGACGGGAGGGTGTAACCGAAGATAAAACAATACCCAGAGTTACAGTAAAGGAGTTCTTTTTGTGGGACGATGGGGGAAATGAAAAGAAGGGGAAGATTTGGCTCTTTACTTATGCCGGGGGTAAAGTATTAAGGGACGAACCTCTGGAGAACAAGGAATTTCCGCTTTACGTATATCAGATAAGTATGAACCCCCTTAAAATCTATCAAAGAGCCTGGGTAAGTGATGCGGTTCCTTTAAATAAAGCACTAGATAGAACCCTGTCCCAGAAGATAATGTACGTCAATCAGGCTTTAAAATATACTATTATAGCGGAGAAGGGACATGGTACTGCCGTAGCAACTAATGAAATAGGGGATGTTATAGAAGTAAACAGAGGGAGACAGTTTCAACAGATGGCTATAAATCCTCTTCCATCGGGTTTCGATTCTTTGAATATGGAGATCTCAACATACATAGAAGATATACTTGGAGCCCACGATGCGGCACTTGGCAGACTTCCCGCAGGGGCAAGGTCGGGGAAGACTCTTGAAGCTTTACAGGCTGCGGATGCTAATAACTTAACAGGTATAACGCAATCATTGGAATCTTTTTTATCTGTTATAGGAGAAAGAATACTTGAGATAGTGGCCGACAAGTATGTAACTTCAAGGATAGTTAAAATATCTGAACCAGAGGAAGGACAGGAGTTTTTGAAAGTTGTTGGGAAGAATGGACCTAAACTTGAGGGGGCTACTATTATTACAGGAGATAATGAGATTATAGTAAAGATAGGCTCGTGGCTTGGATACACGAGGGAGGCCCAAAGAGAAACTCTACTAAAACTTGCG